CCCACCATATTTCCGTAAGCAACCGATAAGTATTCTTGCTTATCATGTACTACTTCAGGAAGATGAGGTTGAACTTCTTGTGCGATAACACCCGTGCCATTCACACCCTCTCTTTTGAAAGTTACACCTCTCATTTGAGAAACTTTTTCTAATGCATCTTCAATTGTTTTAATATCTGTTTTAAGTCTTTCATCAGAGAAAGCTGTTACATCATTATTAAATGTTGCTGCACCAGCGCCTGACATGTCAAGAGTTAAAGCTGTAATACCAGCTCCTCCGTCGTCACCTTTAAATATAATGTCTTTGTCTTGTACAATTGATTGAATTACAAAATCAGAAGAAGAATTCGTTAAAGATCCTACATGCGTACCAGCATCAGAAATTTTTACATCTCCTCCGTCAGCGTCTAATATAATATCACCAGCAACATCTAAAGTTAAATCTCCAGATGATAAATCTATTTCAGTGCCGTCAATTGTAATGTTATCTACTGTAATACCAGCATCAGCATCTACTACACCATTAAATGTAGCTTTACCTGCATCGGACATATCTAATGTTAAAGCAGTTATAGCAGCACCGCCATCATCTCCTTTAAATATAATGTCTTTATCTTGTACACCTGAAGTAATTACAAAATCACTAGAGGAGTTTGTAAAGTTACCGACACCTGTACCTGCAATAGAAAATTCAATTCTATCATCAGTAGAATTAATAATCATAGTATCGCCGTCAGCGTCTAATACTAAATTTTTACCATTAACATCAACAGTTCCATCGGCTAAGAAAGAACCACCGTACTGACCACCAGAAGCAAAAACATCGTACCAGTTAGTACCGTCTGTAGCTACTAATCTAGTAGCACCATTTGCAATAGATAATGTGTTGCCAGAGGCTCCGAGTCTTACAGTCATAGCGTAAGGTCCTGAAGATCCTGAATCAGTTGTTGCGTTAGTAATTAAATAAACTTTTTGAGTAGCTGGGAATTGTGCTATTCTTACTGCACCATGTGCACCCGTTAATCTTATGTGAGCATTTCTTGCTTGGTTATTAGCTTGCGATTGTGGTCCGTCAGCATTTGTCAATGTGGTTACTGCTGCATCTCCACAAGCCACATCTACTATACCAGCAATTGCAAACTCTAATGATTGCGAAAAATTGTTGTTGGTAATAGTTCCCCAAGTTCCAGAATTTTCTCCCGAACCTTGAAGCTCTATTCTCAAACTTGTTGAATAAGTTGACGCCATTGTTTTTATCTCCTATTTAAAGTTTTAGTTATTATTTGAAAGTTTGTCAAAACTTTTATGCAGCTTTATGAACTTCGGTCCAACTTATTGCGCTGTTTGAGTCATCTACTTCAGACCAGAAGGTTCCTTGTAAATTACCTGTACTACTTGTAGCAGAAACTCCAGTAGGTGTAAAGTCTACACTTATGGTAACAGTAGGTGTACCAAAAGCCGAAGTAATTACTACAGAAGGGGCTTCATAACTCGTCTCTTGTGTTTCTTCGCCTAAAGAAAGAGTTAATCCAATACCTGTTGCTGCAACTATTGCACCAGCAGTTGGCGTTACGTCGCCAACAGAACTTGTTAGTCCATTTGCTGTAAATTGATTTGCATCTTGAGCAGGGGTATTTGCTTGACCACCCATACCTGAATGAACTGCACAATAATAATATAGTGTAGGTGCATCGGCAGCTACTGTTATTTGAGTATATGCTCCTGCGTAACCTGGGGTTCCATTTGTCGTTACACCAGTTGTATATTCAGACCCTCCACCGTGTGTGCCGTCTGATGTCGTAGAAAAACGGAATGGATGTCCATTATTAGTATTATCTGCCTGATCAAATCTATATGTATTTCCCTCTGCTAGCTCTAAAGTTTCTTGTTGAACTCCATCTATAAAGTATTTATTTCCTCCATCTGCATAGGCAACGGTTACTGTTTTTGTAACAAATCCTCCTACACCAACAACATTTACATCTATCTCAACCTCTTCAGTTCCAAGACTGCTTGTTAATCCAATACCTGTTGGAGAAACAATAGCATTTGCAGTAACTGTAGTTGTTCCAAGCGATGGTGTAATTACATTAGGAGCAACATCAATTGTTTGTGGTAATGTTCCTAATGATATATTTAATTCTGGTTCTGAAGCTGCAACAATAGTTAATGTTGAATCCCCTGATATTGAGAAGGTTCCTATTGAAGAAGTAGCTTGTACACCACTTGCTTGAGCAAAACCTCCAAGAACACCAGCGTTTGATTGTAATCCAACTCCTGTAATTGTAGGAGCTACATCACCTGTATATGTTAATGAACCTGTATTTGATGTATTTTGTACACCTGTAAGAGCATACTCACTTTCTAATATATTCCAAAGATTATCACTCCAACCAATTATTTCTTCTGTTACTTGGTTAGCTCCCCTATTCCATCCTGACTGACGTACTCCAGAAGCAGTTTCATCGCCTATTTGAGCAGTTAGTCCTATACCTGTAAGTGTGTGAGTAGAAGACCCAGTCTCAGTAGAATCTCCTATTGAAGATGTAATTGCATTACCTGTAGCATCGGCATTTGCTACACCTGTAGCTACAGCAGTTCCGTCTGCTGATGTTGCGGATACTCCAGTAGGAGCAATAGCAGAAGCGCCTGAAGTGGCTACTGAACCTACTGCTGATGTTGCACCAGAGCCAGATAATCCATTACTTGTTGTTAAAATAAAGTCGCCATTGTTCCATGACGAAGCGTCCCATCCTAATGGGATTGATGTGCCTACACCTCTATTCCATCCAGTAAGTAATTGATTGTCAACAATCGTTGGATTAGGCATTGTGCCTAATGTTGACGTTATTGCATTACCAGTGGTTGCATACTCACTTGCTTGAGCAGCTTGTCCTATACTAGATGTAAGTTGATTACCTGTAACCCCAAAAATATTTGTGGTTATTGTCGATACAGAACCAACTGTTGAAGTGAGACCATTACCTGTAGCGGTAACGGGTGCGAAGGTATTCCATGCACCCGAATTCCAGGTCTGTCGGCCCCATCCTTGGATAGTGGCCATAATTTATCTCCTATGCGATCCTTAGAATTGCTGCTGTCGCCTCTGCTGCAGGGAACGTAATTGTAAATGTTCCTGAAGTAGAAGTTTTAACTGCACCGAAATCCAGTACACAAACAGATGCATTGGTTGTCAAACCAGATACAGTTGAACTATTATAAATTACAGCAGCTTGTGCTGAAATAGTTGCACTTGTAAATGAAATGTCAGAAAAATCACAAACAGCCGCATCACCAGATAAAGTAGGTGTTACAGATGTCAGTGCTCCTCCGCCTTCAGAGTAAGTACCAGATGCTCCAACTTCATCAGTTTGTTGAAAAGCAGTTGTTGATTTGCTTAAAGTCGCTTCGTTGTCGTATAATGCTAGTTTAAAAGCGTTCCCTGTCGTTGCCGTAAAATTGTGTAGGCCTTTCAGGATCTCCACTTTAAAACTGTTACATACAGCTTGAGTAATTGCCATAATAATCTCCTATGGGTTCCTTGATTCGAGAGGGATACGAATAACGCCGTCCCGAAATTCGTCTCTACGATCACGCCCCATCTCATATGTGGCAAGTGCTTGTACAGACTGATTATACATTTTATCGTAGTATTGTATCATATCTGCTGGACCTTTCAAGTATCCAAGTGCTTCTAAAATACAACCATACAACAGCACGTTTGGTGCGTTCTGACTTAACCAAGTTGATGTATTTGAACTTGTTAAACCAGGAGGCTTATACGTGTATGCGAGCTCTACAGTTAATGCAGCGTTCGGGGTTGGCGCAAGATAATGTGTATCCTGATCCCACATCGCATAATATTTAGGCGTTGCGGCTCCAGTAGATGTTTTATCAGGTGCGTATTCATTCATAAAGGAAATATCTTTTTGTATCAAGTAAGTTCTGTCATCACCAGCATCTATTATTTGAACATATCTCGTTGCTTCCCAATCTCCAGGTAAAGGTAGATACGGGTTGTTTACTGTCAATGTTGCTGTATCATATTTTCTATAATAATTTAAATCTACGGTTCTTCTCACCTTATCTTCAATAGATTCTATAAAAGGTTGAATAATAGTATTAGAAAGCACAGTTGTGCTTGTTTCTGTGTAATTTCTTACGTTATCTGTTAAATCGGAATAATCGGTCATGACGCGCTCACTGTAACATTACCTACGTTAGAATTCAACAGTGTAGGTTTATTTGGTTGTTGTACACTTAAAGGCATCATGCTTTTTTGTGTAGAGGCATAAGCTACCCCGTTTGCATAATAATTTGTAACTGGCATATCAAGGGTTTGAAATTGATTAACTGTCAATCCAAATCCTTCTCCATCATAAGCAGCATCTCCAGTTGTTGGTTTAACTACTGTTCTTCCAGCATTCACAGGGCCTGTAGCGCCACCGACAAAAGCTCTTGAATCTTTTCTTTGTGCTCTAGCGTGTTTTAAAGATTGTGGATCTGTAACAATTGGTAATGGTTCTAGTTGAGGATGTTTTGGTTCATACTCACTCGTGTGTACCCACGCGCCTGTCCATTCTTGAACCATTTCATTGTAAGGAAACGCCATACCAGATCTATCTGATATACGTTTTGCAAATTTACCAGATGCATACTTTCCCATTACACACTCGGTAAATAAACTTTAGGTGTTAAAAATAAACTTGTTCTTTCACCGTCTTGAGCGGCTGCTCGTTGAAACTCATCTTCATAAATTTGTTTTAACATTTGAATTCTATCTGGTGATTTCTTCATAGCTATGTAATAAGCTAATCCAGCAGTTAAACATGGAAGAAATCGAAAAGGAATCTCAGCATTATTTGTGTAAGCGCCCGAGTCCTTCATCCGAACAAGAGCATAATATACTAGAGTGTACGTTGTATCGGCTGCAGGATATAGAAATAGCGTTGGGTTTATCGTACGCTCAAAGTAGTATTGACTTGGTCGTCCGCTGGTTGTTTTAAC